TATTTGTCTAGTAGCGGCGCTTGGACTAACGCATCAGATATTGCATATAAAAAAGATATTACTGATGCTACTTACGGAATTGATGCTGTCAAAGATATGAAGCCTCGTTTTTACTATATGAAAGACGAATCAATTGAAGATACTACTCGTAACATTGGATTCATTGCACAAGAGTTAGAAACTGTAGTGCCAGAAGTTGTGAGTGGTGATGACGGTTCAAAGGGTGTAAATTATGGACATTTGACAGCGGTATTGACTAAAGCATTACAAGAGGCTATTGCTGAAATCGAAACATTGAAAACTAAAGTTGCAACATTAGAATCTAAAGAGTAATAAATAAATTAAACAGGATAATAACAGATGAGTAAAATTGCACTATCCCCAAATGCGAGTGGTTCTGGAACAGTAACTATTACTGCTCCAAATACGAACACGAATAGGACTATTGCGCTTCCTGATGAATCAGGAACATTGTTATCTAGTGGAAGTGCCTTGCCCGCTATTGACGGCTCTGCATTGACAGGAGTTGGTAAGGTATCAGTTATAAGCAGTTCCGATACTGGTGCTAGTAATGTTGCCAATCTTGAAATTGATTTACCTACAGATTCAAAATATAGATATTTTCAATTAGTGATTACTGGTGCTTGGGGTGGTGGTGGTGACCCTTATATGAGATTCAGAAAGTCTGGTGACAGTACTTTTGATTCATCATCCAACGCATACAATTGGATTATGAACTCTGTACACCACGGTACAAATTCATCGGCAAAGAGGTCATCTAATGGTGACAATTATGCAAGATTGGGATGGTATACGATGGGTAATGCCGCTACCGAAACAAGCACTTGGATGTTTGAATTTTTTGCAACTAATACCAATAAAAGGTCATATGCTTATTTCAGAAGATATGGTGTAGATACAAGCAATGACCAGACAGCAGATATGGGTGGGTTTAGACACAATGGCCATGAGGGTGTAGTGGACAGACTTAGATTTTACCAAGCCAGTGGAAATATATATTATGATACCTATACACTATATGGTATTGAAAAGGATTAAGGTATGAAAAAATCATTAAACGGTATAACAGTTGAAATGACTGCTGAGGAAGAAAAAGAATTCTTGGCAGGATTACCTTCTGATTCAGAAATTGCTGCTAATAAACTAGTGGTGTTAAGAGACGAAAGAAACGCCAAACTCGCAGAATGTGATTGGACACAAACAGCAGATAGTTCTTTGAGTGACTCAGAAAAGACAGCGTGGGTAACATATAGAACTGCCCTTAAAGACATAACTAAAACGTATCAATCTACAGAAGATGATGGATTTAGTTGGCCGGAGAAACCATAATGAGTGAAATAAAAGTAGACACCCTATCAACCGTTAGTGGTTCTGGCAACCTTACTGTAAGTAATAATATCGTTGGTTCTGGCACGATTAGTGGAACAAACCTTACTGCATCTGGAACACTTACATCAACTGGATTAATTACTGCAAGTGCTGGTGTCGCAATTGGTGGAACTGGTGCTGTTAACACCCTTGACGATTATGAAGAAGGCACATTTACTCCAGTTCTTACTAGGTGGACAAGTGATATGACATTTACTGGAAGTCCACACAGCCGAGTTGGAAAGTATATAAAAATTGGCAAGCTTGTGCAGATAAATTTTTATATTCAATGGGCAACATCAGCAGTATCCAGCGCTGGTTCTGGTGGATGGAGAATCACTGGTTTACCTTTCAGTAATTATGAAACAAATAGTATTAACTTTCTGCCACTTGGTTATCACTATGATGGTATTGACAGTAAAGGAGAATCTACAACTGGAAAATCTGCAAGATTACAAGTAAATTACTCAAGTGGAATTCTAGATATGTATAGTCAAAATTCTACTTCATACGGAACATCTGGTTCTTGGTTTATTATTAGCGCCTGTGGTACATTACGTCTTGCATAAATAACTTTATACCTCTAGTGGATTCTAGGGGCGGACAAAAGGAGAAAAATAATGGCGATTACAAAACGTACAGAACAAGATAAAATTGAAGTAGTAGGCGAGTTCAAGCACATTCAAGTGAGAACTGCTACTGTTATTGAAGAAGATGGTGTAGAACTTTCTAGAAGTTTCCACAGACATACTGTTGATCCAGATGCAGATTCATCTGGTGAAAGTGCAGATGTAAAGGCAATGGTTGCACAGTTTCATACTGATACAGTCAAAGCTGCATATGCAAAACATCTAGAAGATAATAAACCATCTGAAGAGTAATCAACTCTAAAGTTATGTTATGCAGAATTATGATCATTACCTTGGAAACCCTCTACTAAAGAAATCTAATGTTCCTGTAGAGTGGACAAAAAAACAAATCCTTGAATATCAGAAGTGTATGGAAAATCCCATATACTTCATTAAGAACTACATCAAGATTGTGTCTCTTGATGAAGGACTTGTGCCGTTCAAGATGTATGACTTCCAAGAAGATATCGTAGACACAATTCATAACGACAGATTCACTATATGTAAGATGCCAAGACAGTCTGGTAAATCCACGACTATGGTATCTTACATTCTTCACTACGTTCTATTCAACCCTAACATGAATGTTGCAATCCTTGCCAACAAGGCTGCGACTGCACGAGACATTCTTGGTAGACTGCAACTTGCATACGAGAACCTTCCTAAGTGGTTACAACAAGGGGTGGTATCTTGGAACAAGGGTTCGGTAGACTTAGAGAATGGTAGTAGGGTGGTTGCATCCTCAACATCTTCATCTGCTGTTCGTGGTGGTTCTTACAACATGATATTCTTGGACGAATTTGCATTCGTTCCAACTAACGTGGCAGAGGACTTTTTCAGTTCTGTGTATCCTACAATCTCATCTGGTAAAACTACAAAGGTTATTATTGTATCAACACCTAACGGTATGAATCTTTTCTACAAGTTATGGGTGGATGCAGAGAATAAAAGAAACTCGTATAATATCATAGATGTTCACTGGAGTCAAGTGCCAGGCCGAGATGAGAAGTGGCGAACAGAAACAATCGCAAACACTTCAGAAGAGCAGTTCAGAAGAGAGTTCGACTGTGAGTTCCTTGGTTCTGCAAACACACTGATTGCCCCTGCAAAGATTAAGTCAATGGCATTTCATAATCCTATTCAGTCAAACGCTGGATTGGATATGTATGAGAAACCAAAAGAAGGTGGTACATACGTTGTGGTTGCTGACGTGGCCAGAGGAACGAACAACGACTACTCTGCATTTATTGTTTTTGATGTAAGTACAGTTCCTTATAATATTGTTGCAAAGTATCGTAACAACGAAATCAAACCTCTACTGTTTCCTAACATTATCTATGATGTATCTAAGGCATACAACGAAGCATACGTTATGGTTGAGGTAAATGATATCGGTGAACAGGTTGCAACTGCACTACAGTTTGACTTAGAGTATGACAACCTTATTATGGCAAGTATGCGAGGTCGTGCAGGTCAAGTCGTTGGAGGCGGTTTTAGCGGTGGAAAAGCCCAACTTGGGGTAAGGACAACAAAAGCGGTAAAAAGACTAGGATGCTCCAATCTAAAGCAGATTGTAGAGACAGACAAGTTAATTATCAATGATTATGACTTAATCAATGAGTTCTCAACCTTTATTCTTAAAGGACAATCATATGAAGCAGAAGAAGGACACACAGATGACCTTGCAATGTGTTGTGTATTGTTTGCATGGTTAGTAGAACAAACATATTTTAAAGAGTTGACAGATGATGATATTCGTGCTAGAATGTTCTTGGAACAACAACACCAACTAGAACAGGACATGGCCCCATTTGGATTTTTTGATGATGGGTTGGGAGATGTCGATGACGCTCCAACTATGATTGATGAGTACGGAACGAGATGGAGTCCAGTGGTTCGTTCCTATGATTCAGATTGGTAGAAAACATTAAAACCCTACATAATATCAATAATATCATTCTCTAATTTTAGAAAGCAATTTGAACAAACAACTTTAGATTTACTTATGTAATCATTTACTTCAGTTCTAGAGTGTTCATTTAAACCTTTTCTTTTGGTAAGAGAACGTATTTTCCTCTCGTGAGGATAAAATTGGAGACAGGCAGTTTCAGATTCCCCACAGTAACCACAGGTTTTGTTCCCAAGATATTCATTTACCCATATCTTGCGAGCCCTGTAGTTACGTTTAGAAACCTTTTTAATGGTTTCTTTGTATTTCTGATAGTGTTCTGACATAGATATATTTATATGTAAACAAACCTATAAAAAACTAGTGTAGAATAAGATTTTTATAAATATTGATGTAAGTTTGGAAACTTTATATTAATGAACCCATAAGGAGAAAAGAAAATGGCATTTCAAGTATCGCCTGGCGTTCTAGTCAAAGAAATTGATTTGACCAATATTGTTCCAGCAGTATCCACCTCTATAGGTGCGATGGCAGGTAGCTTTAACAAAGGCCCTGTCGGAGAAGTTACTGCAATTAGTTCGGAACAACAATTGGCATCAGTTTTTGGCACGCCCGACTCAAATAACTTTGAGAACTGGTTTACTGCCGCCAACTTCCTACAGTATGGCAATGCATTGAGAATAGTACGAGCAGAAATGGCTGGTATGAAAAATGCAGCAGTAGGAACACCAGAACTAGTAAAAAATAATACGGATTATGATGATAGCATCTTTAATGCTACAGCGCCCGGCAGTGGTAAAGCCTCTGTGGGTGAGTGGATTGCAAAAGAAGCCGGAATAGAAGGAAACTCTCTCGGCGTATCAATGTGTACGAATGCAACAGCATTTGAACAAAACTTCACAGGAAACGCTGGTACACTTGGCGTAACAACTGGAACAACTGCCGCTGGTGCAACTACTGTCGGTGTTGACAATGGTGGTGGTTCTGCTGGTGCCGGTGGAGCTGCATTTAATGTAGGTGACATTGTTCACTTCCAAGAAGCA